TCCTACCAAATGTTGAAACCAAAGTTTTTAGCTCCAAGAAATAAGAAGAAACTGCTTTTATTCAGTAGGTTCTTTTAAAATTTAGAAAGTGAGGCCTAAGTTGCAGCGATTTAGGCCTCACTTTCTTATGCTAAAAAATCAATTGCATTCGAAGGACCTTTAACGTTATAATCAAATTGAAAGCGGATTCTTTTACACGATATAAGTTTACTTTTAAATAAAAGAATTTTTTTCAAAAAAGGAGAATTGGAGAATTAACATGGGATTATTTGATGGATTATTAGGGAATGCAACACAAAATAACAATGAAACAGCTGAAAAAGAATTACGGGATGTTTTAATCCCTAACGAAAAAGTAGATATGGCCTTCACTTTAGTAAGAGATTTAATTGTCTTTACAGATAAACGCTTAATTTTAGTCGATAAACAAGGAATTACAGGTAAAAAAGTTGATTATAAATCGATTCCCTACAAATCTATTTCACGCTTTTCTGTTGAAACTAGTGGACATTTCGACCTAGATGCAGAACTAAAGATATGGATTTCAAGTGCTGAGTTACCTTCAGTAAGTCTTCAATTTAGAAAAGATAAAGATATTGTTGCTATTCAACAAGCTTTAGCAGCTGCTGTATTATCTTGAATCCACAAAAAAAGACAGGAAAGCGACCAACTTTCCTGTCTTTTTAATTTTAGATAAAATAAAAAAGGCTTCTCAGCCTTGATACGTTCCTTATTCAATCAGACACATGGCGGCACTTGCTTAGTCTTTCAAGCGTATTTTACGACTATTTATAGCCTTGTAAAAACACTGTTAAATCAAGAATATTATAATTTAATACTATATATTTTTTTACAACCTTTTACAATTTTTGCCCCTTTTTTGCCCCTTTATTAATAGCCTTAGCTTTTTGACTCTTTTTTTTTATTATATTTTTATAGTATGGTATAGTTTTTTACAGCAGTTATTTACATTACTAAATTTATGAATAGATTGAAAGGAATGATTACAAATGAAGAAATCTCTTTCGCTGGTCTTTGCATTATTATTACTAACAGCTTGTACTAATGAAAATACGAAAACAGAAAATACAAAAGGGTCATCTACTACTGTCACCTCTACAGTAAAGGAATCATCTAATAATAGTATAAATGAAAAAAACATACTGTCCACTAACACAACAACTACTTCAACTGCTGACAGAAAATCATCCCAAACTGAAGAAGAACAATCACATACTGAGGATCCAGCTAGTTTGTCTTCTTTTGTTGGTGGCTGGGGTATTCCGCAAAGTGGTAATTTCTTTTTCATTAATCCTGATGGAAAAATGTCTGGATCTGGCCAGCCAAACGGAGTCATTCAGAGTCCTAATTTTCTAAGTAATGCTGACGGAAGCATTACAATGAATTTTATAATTAATAATACCTCTCTCTCATTTACAAAAAACTTAGATGGCACTTTATCTACTGAAAATCAAATCTATAGTTATCTTGGAAACATTACGCTAGAGCAATGGCTTGAACTTAAAAATAAAGGACAAATGTCATCTGAACAACAAACTGGAATCCTAGAAGCATCTTCTCAGACACCTTAAAAATATCCATCATGTTAATTTTTTAAGTCATCTTAGCTGACTCTATCTATTTTTATAATTATATATAGTATATATAGTTTTTTCATACAACTAGCTGTTGATATTAATAAGTGATTTGTCGAAACAAGAACTATCTAATTACTTGTTTTTAATTAAAACTGGAATTTGAGGTGCTCTTATTTTATAATTAATGTACTGTATAAATATATTTTTGGTAATTTATAGGTTATTTTATTTAACTAGTAAGACTTTTTTCAAAAAAGTTTTTTTCTATTTAGCAAATATGTGTTTGTTAGTATGATTTATGAAAAATTCAAAACTAAGTAAATTTATATGGTTAAGAAATAAAACGATAGGAGAAAAAAATGAAATATTTTTTTAAAGAAAACAAAGGCTTAGCCATCTACAGCTTTTTGATGGTCTTTGCTACTTATGGTATTAAACTATTTAACAATACTTACGCTATTGATACTATGCACTTAATGACTAACTACAGAGGCTACTTAAAACATTGGGTTTCAATTGGTAGACCAGGATTAGTAGCTTTAAAGCTTTTAACATACAACTATGTAAATGTTTATTTTTTAAATTTGTTAGCTATTATTTTCTTTGCTATCGCCACTATCTTGTTATGCTATTATGTTGATCTTTCAACTAAGCAGATTTATAACAAAAAGTATTTATATGTTATCCCAAGTATTTTTCCAACCAGTCAATTATTTAGCGAACAATTTTACTTCGTCCTACAAAATTTTGAATTTTCATTAGGTATCTGTTTGGTTATACTTTCTCTCATTGCTATTTACCATATTCCCAATAAAATTTTTAAATTATTTGGCTTTTTGTTACTGACGTTTACACTTACTATGTATCAATCATTCTTTGTATTTGCGTGTACCTTAATTTTATTCAAGATTTTAATGGCATTGTATTTTGCTCAGTTAAATGATCTTAAAATTTCTTTTAAAGACTATGCCTTCAAAATCGGCCATTTTATTCTACTAGCTATTTCATCTCTCGTTCTATCTCAACTAATGGCGATGTTAGCGAAAAAAGTTTTAAACGTTGAAAGCTCCTATCTAGATAATATGATTCTTTGGGGTAAACGCCCCTTGATAGATTCTATCAACGATATTAAAGATTACGCCAAAGAACTATTCTTCCCTCCAGTCGGAGACACTTTTTTTACACCGCTGTTTTTGATATGTGTTCTTTTACTGGTCATTGTATTAATTAATATGTCCTATCTGAAACGCAAAAATGTTTTTTTCATCTTTATTACCTTGTTAGGTATTCTAATCACTCCACTCATGTTTACAGTTTTAGGTGGAAAACGTCCGGCAATTAGAGGTGAAGTACCTAACTTCCCTGCTGTTTTAGCGTTATTACTCATCTTTATTATGATTTACTGGGGATACAACTTTGTGCTTAAACATTTATTAGTTGGCATAGTAATTATCTTTACTTTTATTCAAGTTCGGGAAACAACCAACCTAGAATATTCTGAGTATCTAACAGCGGAAGAAGATTTACGTACTGCGGAAATGATTACAAATAATATTTATTCAATGGAAATTGAGAATCCAGAATCCTATAAACTTTTAATGTATGGAAATCGTTCTCCTCGGAATGTTTCGAATATAAAAGGTGAAACAAACGGTGTTTCATTATTTGAATTCATGCCTAACTCGGTGCACACTAGTTTAAATACTCTAGTTTATATGAAAACATTTGGATTAAATTTTAATGATCCTACACCAGAAGATTTTGAAAAACACAAAGCTTTACAAGCGGAAATGAACGTCTGGCCTAGTAAAGATTCCATCAGAGTGGTAGATGATTGTATAATTGTTAATTTATCAAAATAAATTTCAAACTTCTGTTAATAAAAATAACCCTATTCTATTAGGAATAGGGTTATTTACATAAAATCATTTCACTACTGGAAACATTGCCTCTAGTCGAATATACCATGGCGAAGTTTTAGGCCAATCTTTTTTATAATATACCGGGATTTCTTTTCCATTGTTTTTACGATATAGCTCTTTAACAATATTAACTTCATCATTATGATATACTCTTCGTGTATTGACCCCATTACAAAACATCATTGTAGTTGCTGAGCCATTTATATCTAAAGCTCCAGTATTCGGATTAATTGGTCGTTCATATAAACATTGCATAGTTGTCAGTCCTCCATTATTAGTAATTTCTTCAGTACTTGCATCAATTTGTGCAAGTTTACCAGGATTTTGTTTGTTTATTGAATTATAGGTTGGTATTAACATATTAAAATAATTTTGATAGCCTGTCGCGGCATAGTCTGAATTTGCTCCACCTATGCGAAATAAGCCTTTACAGTATTCTTCAATTGAATTTGCACCTTCAACATTATATAAGCCATTTCTTTTTGATAATACAAATGCATATGCTTTAAAAAAATCGTTCATGGTTGCAAAATGAATATAATAACCACCTTCACCAACTGGTCTTGCTGATCCACGACTCATATTAATTCCTAAATCAGCTGGAACGCTAAAAGGTTCTGAAATTCCTGCCCAATTATTGTCTTTACTTCCAACAATTGAAATGCTTGGATCTCCCCAATGACTTTCAATAAACATTTGTGCAATCATAAAACTTGGCTTGATATTATATTTTTTTCCAGCAGAAATGATTAGACGAATATTTGATTCTGAAATGCTTTTTCCTGCATTTAATAAAGCTCCGCCTGTATAAATTCCACCATTGCCACCGTTATTACTAGAGTCTCTGCCAGATCCATCTAAATTAATTACTTCTCGTGGATTGATTCTCTGCCATTTACCACCACGCCATACTTCAAAATGAAGATGGATACCTGTGGCACCCCCAGTTGCTCCACATAATCCAAGAACCGTTTGATTTGTTACTTGTTGTCCTACTGATACATTTATAGTTGCTAAATGCCCATAATAGGTCCAGTAGTTATCCATATGTCTGATAACAATGTAATTACCACCAATTGGATGATTTGGTACTACCTCTTCTACTGTCCCAGATTTAGCTGAATAAACAGGTGGATTAGTACCTGCTTTTGGAGCTAAGTCAATGCCTCCGTGAATTCCTGCTTGCCCTCCGCTCAAATAATCAGGTTCATCCCATTCTTGAGTTGCTTGATAAGAAACAGCAAGAGGACTTAACCATGTGTCTGCCATAATTCCCCTCCTTAATATTCTGTCCATGCGTCCATGGAGAACATATGTCCTTATCTAAAGTCTACAACTAAATACACTTTTTTTTTGCTCAAACTTCTAGCCAACCTAATTGTCGTGCTAATTCCTCTAAGAATTCACTATCCCTTCTTTTAATCGTTGATAAACTTAAATAAGTTTCATAGGCCACAATTTCATTCTTTTTACGTGGATAGCCATTTTTATACTTAGAAATAAAAATATCACGTACATCCGATGTTGCATCTGATAAAACCTCTTCAACTGTATTTAAAAAAAACTTATGAAAAACTATTTGGTTCAAACTTATTTTTTCATTTGACTTTTCTTCAAAGTATAAAGAAAAAGAAGATTGGGGATAAACTAATGCATCTTCATACTTTTTCAATTGTTTTTCTATTTTTTTATAATCACATAATAATTGACGAATATGTTTTTTTATTTCTGATTTCATACTGCCACTCTCCTAATAAATTAATGTTTGCCCTGGATAAATCAAGTTAAGATTAGTTAACCTGTTTCGTTGTGCTAAAGCTTGGTATGTCGTACCAAGCTTAGATGCAATACTTGATAAATTATCACCGTATTGAACTGTGTAAACATTGCTTACTACTGATCGATTTACTTTCAAAGTTTGTCCAGGGTAAATAAGATTTGGATTAGCCAATCCATTTAGCGAAGCTAAGGTTTGATAGTCAGTACCGTATTGGTAAGCAATGCTGGATAATGTTTCACCATATTGAACTACGTGAATAGATTCTGGTTGCTTATCGGGAACAATTGTTGCATCTGGCAATAATTCAATATCGCCTTTGCTAATCCATGACAGGATACCTTCTAACAATACTCTGCTTCCAGTTACTTCTTGCACTTTGTAGTTGTTTCCTTTTACCCAATCTGGAATAGCTTCACCAGTTGCCCATGCATCTACATTAAATTTCACTTTAACTGTGTCGCCGACTTTAACATCAGAATTCGGTGTTTTTTCAATTTCTTCACCTGCATCTGTTGCTGGAGTGTCCGTTTCTGGTTTATTGTTATCTGTATAACCACTATCCGTAATTCCTGTTAAATCTACGTTACCATCTAAGCCGCCTGCAATATAAGTGGACGTAAATTGCCAAATTCCAATGCCCTCCATACTTGGGAAATAAGCATATAGTGGTTCTGGCGTTACCTCATAGCTAGGATAGGCAGCAATCCATAAAGAGTTAGGAAACTCTTTAATAATTCTCTGATAGTCCACGTATTGTAACGTAAAAGGCTTGTAGCTATAATACATTGGCGTGTAACCTGCTTGTTTGATGCGACGCATACCATACAAAATCGTTTCTGTATTTGCGTTTACATCAGAACTAGCGCCATGCTCAAAGTCTAAAGCAACAATGGAATTTTTAGGCGTTTGAATACGTAATAAGAAGTAATCCATCGTTGTTTTCGCAATGTCCATGTTTCCCCAAGTGTCATACCAAATATAGGTGTGTGCTCGTTTTCCTTGAGCAATGGCACTTGCTACTTGCGTTTTATAGGTATACTGCTCGTAAATACCACTGGCATTGTAGCCGCCAATTTGAGCAATAGCGAATTTATCATGCGCATAACCAAAACGACCTTGTTCACCTTGATAAACGGCCCAATCAACACCTTGATCGCCTTTAGCAGCAAATACATTTAAAGGCATAAAAAATAGAGCGATTAACGCTCCGACTAAAATTTTCTTTTTCATTCGTTTACTCCTTGTCTTTTAAATTATATGCTGACACACCTGTTACTACTCCTAAAAAAGTTGCAATGGCATTGATAGTTAAAACAGCCATATCTGTTTGCTGCCATCCATAACCTTTGCCTAACGTTGCTACTAAAACAGATATGGCTGGAAGCACAGTAAGTACTCCCCATTTGATAATTTTGTAGTACTTATCTGGTAGAATCATTTTTTTGCTCCTTTCAATTCTATTATGTCGTGTTCCGCTTCTTGCATTCGACCTTCTAATTTAAAGGTTCTTTCAATTACACCATTATGTTTTTCTACTTTTTTTTCTAACTGTTCTATTCTGTAAGCTGTCAAATTGGCACTAGCTACCACTCCAATAAACGCACCAAATGTACTGCCCACTAATCCTATTACAGCAACAACTATTTCATTTGACAAAATCATTCCTCC